CCTTAGCGACTGCTGGCGTAATCGGAGGGTTAATCGAATCCAGATAAACCTGGTTGTTATCGGTGATTTTGCGGCACTTGTTCCCGCTTGGACGCTTCATGATTATTGCCCTGCTTTAAGTGTTCTGCCTGAATTAATGCGCCTTTTGCGCGTGTCATGCAAGTTCCATTTATTGTCCGTAACTAATTCGCCTTCCTTCGGGCAACCAAAATTGCCGACGCTCGCCTCTTCGGGAACATCGTAAATGACTGCTTTCTTTTGGTCTTGGGTGCCGTTAATCGCACCCTCGCCGCAGACATCATTCTTTGAAAATTTAAACGCCATTTCTAACCTCCGCTTTGAGTAAAGTCCTGCCCAACATTGAGCCCGGATAAATCAGGATAATTACCGCCGTTATAATTGGTTGCCTTCTGGGCTTCAAAAATAAGCGCGTCCCTAGAGGGAGCCGGGCCGTTAACTGGACAGTAATTTCCCTGGGCCGCAAAAGTAGCCTCGTAAGCGCAAAGCCCAGCCACGAGCGCCATTAATTCCGTTGCGTTAAAACCATCAAAGCGAGTAGCCATTTATTGCCTATTCCCCTCACGGATCTTACCTCCAGTCTCGATGTCTGGTGTCTTGCCTGGATAATTGGTTGCTCCCGCGAGTTCGGTTAAAAGGGCGTCCCTGGATGGAGCCGGGCCATTTATAAGCTTAGGTTGATTTAAGGCCAAGTAAGAATCACGGAATACGGCCAGCGCACCCGATAAAATCATACACTCAGTCAGCGTAAAGGAATCAAAGCGGGTGGCCATATTAGTCTCCTGGCGGCGCTTGCATATCTGGACCCGCTCCCGGCATCTGGGCTTGCGGCATTCCTGGCGGTCTCCCGCCCGGTGGGGGTGGCGCACCCCCGGCTCCCTGGCCCTGTGCGCCGCCCATCTTACGGGCAAGAATCGCTTCCTGAATCTTTTGAGCGCCACCGGTTTGGTGATCTTTAGGGTCCGCGCTCTTGACGTGTTTCTGGATCTTTTGGATTGCCTCCATTACGGAGTTCTGAAATTCGGGGTCGATCAAATCCGCGAAAGCGTGCTTCATCGCGTTAAGGGCGGCGCGGATTACATCGGTAGCAACGGCGTCTTTACCAAGCGCTTTGGCGGACTGTGGGACGGCGGAGCCGTTAGGAGGGAGAATGCCAGAACCTGGGGGTGCTGACGCACCCCCATCTGAGCCTGCTGCGACTGGTGGTTGAGGTTGCCCACCGCCACCAGGAGTACCGGCCCCCGGAGGTGGCATAGAAGGCGGCGATTGTGGCGCTGCTGACATTGCTTTTCCGAGGTAGGATTCCCTGTCGCTAGCTAAGGCTTATTTCCGACGATGCTTCCGTCTTCGAGAAATAAACATAGTAGCGAATGCCTCCTTTCCTGGGCTTGAAGAAAGCACAACCGCGATGCTATTTGCAAACTAAATCACGCCGGAGCGCAACCAGGCGGCATAAGTGGGAGCGTCTTCCTCATCGTGGACTTCGCCTAAACTTTCGTTAGTGGTGGGCATGGTCATTTGAATTTTTCTATTCGGCCACCCAGGATTTTAGAGTACTGCCGCATATGATGGAGTTGGGTAAAAAGGACATTGATTTCATCCATCGTCAGCACGTTTGAATTATCGTTGGTCAAGAAAGTTGCCAGTTTAATAATCCTGTCATCAAGTTCAGCTTTCTCAGCCAGCACCCGGTCTTGCCAGTCGGTCATTTCTCGGGGTCTCCTTGGCGCTTTTGTTGCTGCTTGGCCTTCATAATGGCCTGGGCGATTAATTGCGCCTGGTTGCGTCGCTTCTGCCGCTTTAAGAGTAGCTCCATCTGGGGCGGATGGGTGAACTGAATCAGGGTGTCGCCATCCATTGCGCCCGCCTTAAAGTAAAGCTCAGCCATCCGGGATTGGTCATCCATGAAAAGAGGCGAGCTAGAATGCCCATCCACCTTCATCGTAACGCCATCAGGGATCTCGCCAGGCCTAAAGAAGGTCCCGCTAAAATTCCCTTCGTCGTTATAGATCGGGTAAAGTCCAGGGTCGAAGTTGCGCTTATAGCGAAGGAGCAGGGTCGCTAAATTCTGCAAGCATTTCTCGACCGTCATCGCCTTAACCTTGGTAGGGGAAGCCCCAACCCGCATCGCCTGGGACTGCATGTCTCTGGATCGCAAGCCCGGCTGGCTTCTGCCGAACTGCGACTCCTGCATTTCGGCGGCCTCTAGGAACATGCCGTCGATTGTCTCTAACATGTTAAAGGCGACATCGGGAAGCTCTGGCACTAACTCCTCCACCTTAGCGGTAGGGTTAGGGATCGAGGTGAAGCTGCGGGCCCGGTTCATGGCGCTTACCTTACTCTCACGCATTTGACCCAGGCCGTAACCGACCTTGGGTGGGCAGAGGATCTTTTCGAATAGGTCGTCCATTTGCACTAAGCGCTTACTCTGCCAATCTTGTAGCAGCGCCAGGCCATCGACCTGGGAGTAACCGTAATAGAATCCAGGAATAATATCGGCCTGGATCTGGCAGATGGGCGGCATCCCGCTGATCCCAATCCGGCTTAGGGGCATGTCTCCAATCACGTTAACCCCGGAAATTAAGAACCAAACCCAGTCGCCAATATCGTCATCATAGACAAAGAGGTTAGTGACCTTATAGAGGTCAGTCGCCATATAAGGGTTGTAGTGGTAACCGCCGCCTAGTCGGCTCATCACTAAGCCCTGCTCGGAGTTTCCGCTAGTGATCCCGGCGTAGTTCGCCACAAAAACCCGGTCGCTTTCGGTGTGGCCGATCGATTGACTTTCCAGGCTGTAAAGGACTTTCTCCCTCTCGCGCTTAGGCAGGAAGGCTAACCGTGGCTCTAACTCGGGCCTTGTGATATAAGTCTCCCATGCAATCGCCTGCTGGAGTGCCGTCTCGTTTACGTCCTCGCGGAGCACGCCGACGCAATCCGCGGGCACTAGTCGCGCCACCAGCGCCACCCCGCCATCCGTCATCCGCTCGGGCAGAAGAGTTACAAAACTTGATCCGCAAATCAACGCTTCCTCAACTGCTGAGTATGCTAAAAGATTTATCCCTGTGTCATCCCACGCGTCGTTCATCAGTTCACTTAGAGCCTCTGCCTTGTCCAAGTGCTCTAGTTCATCCGCAGGAAAATGAGGCCAGAACGTCACGCATTCGGGAGCATATAGAAAAGATGCTAATTGCTTTATTATCGGCTTGATCTTGTTGTGGCGGGACTGCTCCACATCCCGTGAGCCGTACCTAAAGCCATGGCGGCATTTGTGATAGAAGTCAGCCCGATCCGCCGCGCTCGCCATGCAGTAGTCGCGGATCTCGTTAGCCTGTTCTTTGCGGAAGCGCTGGTCTAGCTTCATTTGTATTCCATGGGGTCGCGGGCCTGAATGGTAGTGCGAGGTCGCAAGTGTGAGGCTGAATTAATCCTTGCCCCCGCTTCCACGGTCGCCGCGAGATTGTCCGGCATGAGCTGGTTGGGATCAACTTGGGTGTGAACCGCCTGGCGCTGGGCGAGGGTCTGCTCCAGGTCCAGCCGCCCGAGAGCCGCCCCACCTGATATTTTTGCCAGGAAATCTTTCCCGTATCCCGCCACTAGCCCAGAGTCAGACTGAAATTCATTCTGGAAAGTCGCCCTGCTAACCCCGGTTGCGTTGGTGTAGTTACGCAAATTGTTGCCTTTAAAGGCGTCCTCCATAACCGCGTTGGTCTTAGTGTAGTTAGCCCGCGTCACACTCGGAGCGGTCAGGAAGACCCGGGTGCCGCGCCGCTTGCAGGTCGGACAGATCGAAATAGGGGATTCAAAGTTGCCGTGCTCAGCGCAACACCATTCTTTTTTCGCGGTGCCGGTCGCTCCTCGCATAATGACCTTATGGCTCATTTTTTATTGAACTCGCTCAATGCGTCCTGGAGGGCCTCTTCCCGCTCCGCGGCTTGGTCACGGTGATCTCTGACCCATTGGAACATTCGCAAGGAGACTAAATCATCGGCGCTCGCCCCTTTCAAGAGGAGCTCTCGCTCCCGCAAGCCTTTTAGCATCGTGTGCTCGCTGTCGGCCATGTCGTAACGGATGGAGTCGATGTAGGTCATTAAGGCCACCCCCATCGACATAATCAGGTCCTCGTGGCGGCCTTCGCTCGACTCGATATAACCGTCCGGGGTGCGCAGCATCATCGTCATCTCGTTAAGCAGGTCTCGACTCCGCACCACCAGTGAGCCATTCTCAAACATTGATTTAATCAAATGGAGGAACTGATCTTTGTTCTGGCTATTAGTGTGCCAGTGCTTGGCCGAGTAGGCGGGAGTAAGGGAATCCACGCGCTTGTAGGAGTAAGCCCGCATGGCTTCAAAGTGCTTACCGAGCTTATCCATTACTCCCCCCAGATCCTGCTGGATCGACTCAATCTCATTAATGACCGCAGCCCCACCTCCCTGTATTTCGGTGTTCCACATGACATTATCGAAGTCATCGTTGATGTGGTAGGCCGCAAACAGGTAGAGGACTGCATAGGCAAGTTGCTTAGTGGAGATGCCGCGCATCGCGAACTCGGCAACCTGCTCAACACCATCAGCGTAGCAGCGCAGGACCTGGATAGAAGAGTAATCACTTTTCTCACTCATCCCGTAGGCTGGGTCGACGCCGATGCTATATTGCACTCCCTCCCCTCCCCTGGGCGCATCCCAGATAGTGAGATGATAGTAACCGCTTCGGGATGGGTCGAGTTCACTAAACTCGGTTTCCAGGAGGTTTTTCCCAAACTTTAACCGGAAGTGCCGGGGTTGGTGACTGTAGGCCGGGCTTTCTAACTCGATCGTCTTCTGGCGCAAACTTTCCGCGCTAAAGAACATGTTCCCACCATACTGGAAAGCGTGCTCATCTAGCGGCGGGTACTCCTGGTAAAGGGCCTCCAGGTTATCATAGAACTCCTCTGACAATTTATGCCGCCACCAGGCGATCTGCTCTGGGGTAATATCAAAGTCATAGCGCCGCTTAACCTCGGAGACCCACACCTCTTCTTCCTCGTTTAATTGCCCATCCCAGTACTTGCGGAAAATCCCTAGCTCGTCATCCTTTTCCACCCGATACCAGTCATGCCGCCACCAGCCGATAAAAATAAAACGGGCCGTGGTTGCGCTCTTAGACTTCAAGCACATCTTCCTGAAGAGATTGAATCCATGAGCAGTACTTTCAAAGATGTAAAGCCGGTTACTATATTCCTGATCCAGGGCGCTCATCAAAGAGAGGAGACCATCCTCGTCATTCCAGAAACCCACTTCCGAACCATGGAAGAGGTTGAGGCCGATACTTCTAAAGAGCGTCCCTTTTTCACGTTTATTGGCGTTTTCGAAATGGAGCCTCGACCCATTGAGGAAAGCGATCATCTCT